GCATCCGCACCACTGCTTTCAAGGGCCTGCTCTGGGCGATCAGGGAGTTCAAGCCCAAGGCAATTATCAACAACGGCGATGCGTTCGATGGAGCGTCTATCAGTAGATACCCTCGTATCGGTTGGGATACAAAACCGTCGATCATCCAAGAACTCAAAGCCTGCGAGGCCAGCTTGGGCGAGATCGAAGAGGATGCTGGACGGGCCAAGCTGATCTGGACGATGGGCAACCATGATGCAAGGTTTGAAAGCCGCCTTGCAGCCAATGCCCATGAGTTTGAGGGCGTCAAAGGGTTTTCCCTTAGAGATCATTTTCCAGCGTGGTTGTCCTGCTGGGCCTGTTGGCCGACTGAGGATGTGTGCGTCAAGCACAGGTACAAGGGCGGCATCCACGCCACGCACAACAATACTGTGGGCGCTGGCAAAAGTATGGTCACCGGCCACTTGCACAGTCTGAAAGTGACGCCATATTCTGACTACAACCCTGGCGTAAGATTCGGGGTTGACACCGGCACGCTGGCTGACCCAAATGGCCCTCAGTTTGTCGATTATCTGGAAGACAACCCCACAAACTGGCGCAGTGGCTTTGCCATCCTGACCTTCTTCAACAGTCAATTGCTGTGGCCTGAACTTGTCCACGACTTTGGCAATGGTTGCGTAGAGTTCCGTGGTGAAGTCATTGATGTCTCTGGCCTATGAGTGGCTGGCTGATCATCCTGGTCACGGTGATTTACGCCGGCATTGCCGTAGAGCAGCTATTTAAGGGCAACATCCCTATGGGGGTGGTTTACGCTGGCTACGCCTTTGCCAACATCGGGCTGTATATGGCCGTTTAACGGGGTCAGCAAAGCCGCGCTGACATGACAAAAGTGGAATAATCATGTCATGGCCAATGTCAAGCAACAATTAGAGACGCCTTCACTGCCGAGTCTGGGTTATCCACCAGAGGTGTACGAGCGCCGGAACTTGAACGAGAACAACGGCGCACTAAACAATTTCTCCAGAAAACTGACTTCCGTCCTTGGCTCACTGTTTGGGCCAAGGGGCGGCAAGTTCATGAACAACCCGCACGGGGCTTTTCAGGACTCAACCGACCAGACGGCGGCCAACACCACCACGGCCTATCCCGTCACATTCAACACGACAGACTTCAGCAATGGCGTGACAATAGCCAGCAACAGTCGAATCACAGTGGCCGACAGCGGGATCTGGAACTTGCAGTTTTCCATTCAACTAAAAAACACCACAAACGATGGTCAAGATGTGGATGTCTGGTTTCGCAAAAATGGGACAAATATTGCCAATTCAAATAGCAGATTTCACTTGTCACAAAGAAAATCGGCAGGCGACCCAAGCCATTTGATTGCAGCCATGAATTTTTTTGTAAGTATGAATTCAAACGATTACATTGAAATTATGTGGAGAACTGAAAATACTGGCGTAAGCATAGAGGCTTTTGGGACAAGCACCAGCCCAACACGGCCAGCAGTGCCATCGGCCATCGTCACGATGAGCTTTGTGTCCAACCTACCGACAATATAGCCATGTACATCCCAATAAAACTACCACCAGGCATCTACAGGAACGGCACGGAGTACCAAGCAGCAGGGCGCTGGTATGACGCGAATTTGGTGCGCTGGTACGAGAACACCCTGCGGCCTATGGGCGGCTGGAGGAAACGCTCGGCAAGCCAGATGACGGGCACATGCCGTGGCCTTTTGGCTTGGAGAACAAATTCCAATGCCCGATACATTGTTGCAGGTACGCAATCCAAGCTCTACGCTATGGACGAAAACAGCGTGATCAAAGAGATAACGCCAACAGGCATTGCATCAGGCCGCGCTGATGCCGTCAGCGGCACAGGCTACGGGTACAACACCTATGGCTCATTTGCCTATGGCGTGGCGCGTCCCGACACTGGCTCAATAGCAGCCGCCACCACATGGAGCTTGGACACTTGGGGCGAGTATCTGGTGGCCTGCGCAAGCACTGATGGCAAGCTCTATGAGTGGCAGCTTGGCTTTACAACCCCGACACTGGCCGCAGTCATCACCAATGCCCCAATAAGCAACAAGGCTCTTTTGGTCACTTCCGAGCGCATATTGTTTGCCCTTGGCGCTGGTGGCAATCCAAGAAAAGTGCAGTGGTGCGACCAAGAGGACAACACTGTTTGGACGCCTTTGGCCACCAATCAGGCGGGTGATTATGAGTTAGGTACGCCAGGCAGCCTGATGGCCGGCAAGCGCGTCAAGGGTGTCAACCTGCTTTTTACAGATGTGGATGTACACACGGCGACCTATGTTGGCGCTCCGTTTATTTATGGCTTTGAGAGGGCCGGCACTGGATGCGGCCTGATCTCAACCCAAGCTGTGGCGGCTGTTGACACGGCGGCTATCTGGATGAGCAATTCCGGCGGCTTCTGGATTTATGACGGCTATGTCAAGCCGCTGCCCTGCGATGTCTCAGATTACATTTTTACCAATATCAACTACAGCCAGCAATCCAAGATTTACGCTGTCCATAACAGCAAATTTGGTGAGGTCTGGTGGTTTTACCCAAGCAGCGGCAGCAATGAAAATGACAGTTATGTAACTTTCAATTACCGCGAAAACACATGGAATATCGGCTCATTGGCGCGTACCGCTGGCACTGATGCGGGTGTGTTTGCCAACCCAACAATGGTGTCGTCTGATGGCTACATCTACGAGCATGAGGTGGGTTTTGCTTACGATGGCGCCAGCATCTACGCTGAGTCTGGGCCAGTGCAGCTTGGCAACGGCGACAACCTCATGTCTGTGCGGCAAGTTGTCCCAGATGAGCAAACACTTGGCGAGGCGGTGGTTTCATTTAAGACCCGCAATTACCCCACGGGCGCTCAGTCAACCTTTGGGCCATACACGGCTGCCAACCCTACGGATGTCCGGTTTATGGCGCGGCAGGTCAACATGAGGGTGACGGGTGCGGTTTTGGCTGATTGGCGCATCGGGGTGATGCGGCTGGATGCGGTGGCCAGCGGCAAGCGATGAGTGATTTTGAGCATTTGAAGAGACTACGCCACCATGTGGAGGCTGCTTTAGAATACTCTGGAGGCACACATAATTTTGACGATGTTGCCGAGATGGTGGGGGATCACAGATTGCAGTTGTGGCCGGCCTCAAACTCGGTGGTATTGACAGAGATCATTGTCTATCCGCAACTCAAGAACTTGCATTACTTCTTGGCTGGTGGCGACCTAGATGAACTCTCACGGATGCGACCAATGATCGAATCCTGGGGCAAGTCGATTGGCTGCACCAGAGTGACTTTGGCAGGCCGCAAGGGCTGGGCAAAGACATTTTTAAAAGACGAAGGTTACAGCCCACAGTGGTCTGTACTTGCAAAGGAGTTGTAAATGGCAACAATTGACGAGTTATATCAGCAGTCCTTACTGGGTAATTTACCGACTACCCTCACCCCGTACCAGCGAATCATGGGGCAAATGACGCCGACCATGAATCCGTACACGGGCGCAGGTGTTGCCATCGGTGGCTACGACCCAGCGCTTTACAGGCGCATGAGTGGATCGGGGCTGATTAACTTGGGCGGTAGCGGTTTTGCCGGTTTTGGCGGCGGCGGCATGGGCGGTGGTGGCGGTGGTTATGACCAGCCGTTAGATGCTCGCACTGCTGCTTTTTTTGACAATGAAACCAAGGAAGCCAGAGATGCACGGATGGGGCAAGTCAACGATGTATTAAGCATGCTAGCCCCTGGTGCTTTGTTTGGCAGAGCCGCTAGCGGTTTATTATCCAGCCCGATTGCTGGCGGTATTGCAAACTTTTTCTCTGCTCCAGCAAGCCAGCCCAACTATGGTGTTCCTGTAGAAAACATGGGTACTTATTCCGGGATGCCCTCAATGGGGCAAACAAGTTATGCGTCAGGTGTCGGCAACCCTGGTGAGTCATACGGCGGCTTTACAAGCTATGAATCTGGAGTAGGCAATCCTGGCGAGTCATATGCCGGCGGCTACACAAGCTCTGAAACTGGAGTGGGCAACCCTGGTGAGTCATACGGCGGCCCAACAAGTTCTGAATCTGGAGTTGGCAATCCTGGTGAGTCGGGTGGTGGCCCAACAAGTTCTGATTCTGGAGTTGGCAATCCAGGGGAATCGAGTGGTGGATATGGAGCATCAGGGGATGGCGATAGCGGCTTTGCCAAGGGCGGCAAGGTTACCAAGAATCGGCTGAAAGGCCCAGACCCCAAAGGCCCAGACGAAGGCTATGGCGCACTACTCAGCGGCGAGTATGTCATCAAAAAATCAGCGGTCAAGAAGTACGGCCAAGGGCTGCTGGACATGATCAACGATGGCAAGATACCTGCCAAAAAAATGAAATCTTTACTCGGCTAAGGGGAAAAAAATGTCTAAAGGTGGAACTCAAACATCGTCAACCTCGATTGATCCACAGATCAAAGAGGCGTTTCTCACAAACTTTCGTCAAGCTCAAGGTGTTGCAGAGGCATTGCCTGTCCAGCAGTTTGCTGGCTACAACCCCCTGTATCAGGCTGGTGAGCAGCAAATTGTTAACCAGTCCCTGACCCCGTTCAGCGGGGCAGACATCAACGCCTTCATGAATCCTTACACGCAGGATGTGATTGACCGAAGTCTTGGCGACATTGAGTCGAGCCGCCAGATGCAAGACATCAGAGATCGTCAAGCCGCTACACAAGCCAGAGCCTTTGGTGGCTCACGCCAAGGTGTGCAGTCTTCACTGACCAATGCTGCTGCACTCAAGCAGGCCGCTGACCTGTCAGCGAACATGCGCCAGCAGGGCTATGGTCAAGCTGCGCAGTTGGCTCAGTACGCCCGTGGCCAGAACATCGAAGGCGGTAGGAATGTGATGCAACTTGGCGGTGCGCGTCAGGCTTTTGAGCAGCAGCAGCTTGATGCCATCCGCAACATCGGACTGCAAAAACTTGGCATTGTCCAGTCCAGCTTGGGTGCAAACCCCGCCAACTTGGGTGGCACTACACAAACCCCGTACAGCCGAAATGTCGCATCCGGTGCTTTGGGTGGTGCTTTGGCTGGCGGTCAACTGTTTGGCCCTTATGGCGCAATTGCTGGTGGTCTTTTGGGCGCAATAGGTTAAGGGGATAAAAATGGCAACAGCATTTGATTTTGGCAACATGTTTGGCGGCATGCAGGGTGGCACGCCCACTGGTCTTGATGCACTGCTGAGTGAAGACCAGCGCAAGCTGATGGGCCGCAACGCTACGCTGGCGGCGGCGGCTGCACTGCTGCAAGCCGGTGGCCGCAGCACCACCCCCATCAACTTGGGGCAAGCCCTTGGCTCGGCACTGCAAGCTGGTCAGCAGGGCTACCAGCAGGCGCGTGCTGGCTCGGTGCAGGATCTGCTGCTGAATCAGAAGTTGGAGGAGGCGAAGCGTCTTGGGTTGTATCAAACCGCACTGGCTGGGACTCCATCAACAGCAGCCCCAGCGCAGGCACTGGAGCCTTTGACGCCAGCGCAAGCCAGCTTGCTTAGCCAATCCGCACCTGTCAGCACTGCTGGGCCAGTTGGCCCGACCATGCAGCGTGCGGCCATCATGGACGCAGCGCAAGTAACACCACCAGCGCCGACTCAACCATCTGAGACTGACAAGCGTTTTCAGGAACTCTTGCGCAAGGCAGACATTGCCAATCAATACAACAGGCCCGATGACGCAGAAAAGTTTTTGAATCAAGCCTACAAAATTAAGCCTGTTGAAGAGTACAGCACGACACCTCAATTCGGAAATAGTGCCGGAGGAACGCCAATATCTTTTGTCTTGAGCAAGTCAGGCAACATGAGGCTGCTTGATTTCACCCGTAGTCCTGAGTTTAATTATCAGGACACTGGCTCTTACATCAGCGTGCGTGACAAAAACACAAACAAAGAGCTTGAACGCATTCCAAAATCCATGACCCCTGGCGAGGCGGCCAGCAATGTTATTGCTCAAGGAAACCTTGCGGTAAATCGTGCCAATTTAGGTGTGGCTCAAGCTGGTCTTGGTTTGCGCCAAGCCGAATTTGACCGCAATGCCTTTGACATCAAAGAAACGCCAGAAGGTCTGGTTTATGTGCCAAAGACTCCAGGCGGCGCGGCTATGCCCGTCACGGGCGCTGGCGGGACTCAATTGCAAGGCGCTGGTTCAAAGCCTACTGAAGATCAAAGCAAGTCTGCTGGCTTTGCATTCCGTATGCAAGAGTCAACCAAAATCTTTAATCAGCCAGTTACAGGTGTTGATGGTCAACCAATAATTGATCCAGCTACTCAAAAGCCAATTACGCTTGAGCAGGCATTTGGAAGACCTGGCAGGTTTCAGGCAATCATGCGATCCATCCCTAGTGCTGGTCTAACTACTGGAGTTGCCAATGTATTTGAAACAAGTGGCCGCCAGCAGTATCGCCAAGCTCAAGAAAACTGGGTCACAGCCAATTTGCGGCCAGAGTCAGGCGCAGTAATTGGCGTGGAAGAAATGGAAAAAGAGATTACCAAATATTTCCCACAAGCCAGTGATAGCCCAGAAACTATTGCCCAAAAACAACGCGCTAGACGCGATACCGAACTAGCAATGACTGTGCGTGCTGGCCCAGCTTACAAGCAAGTTGAAAAAGCAGTGGCTGCAAGGCCCCAGGCTGGTACTCCTCGACTTGTCAGAGATCCAGTGACCGGTGTTTTGCGTTATGTAACGGAGTAAAAAATGGCTGACAAAATTGTTCAAATACCAAACATTGGGCCAGTTGCTTTTCCAGAGGGCATGTCCGATGCCGACATTATTAAGGCCATTCAGACATTGCAAGTGCCAGCGGCTGCGCCAGTTGCTGCACAAGCAGCGGCTGGAAAAGTCCCTGAGTCTTTCCAATCAAAGATTTTGAACTCTCCTGTCGGCGGCGTCATTCGTGGTTTGCGCGACATCCCTGACGCTGGCGCTCAATTGCTGACCCGTGGCCTTGAGGCAGTGTCTCCAGCCGGATCAGGCATGGAGCAGTTTTTCAAATCTGAACGCCAACGAGTTGAGGACATCAATCGTCAGGCCGAATTGGACTATCAAAGAAACTTTCGCCAAGGCCAGATGCGTCAAGGTGAAATTGATGTTGGCCGTGTGGGCGGCAACATTCTTGGCACACTGATCCCGACAACAAGGGCAATCGGTCTGCTTGGTGCTGCGACAGCGCCAGTGCGTGCTGGTGCTATCAGCGGCGCAGTCAGCGGGGCTTTGCAGCCAGTGGCGGCAACGCCAAACATGACCAACCCAGAGTTCTTTGCCCAGAAAGTCGAGCAGACGGGCGCCGGCACGGCATTTGGCGGCCTTGCTGGATACGGCGCAGACAAGTTGTCGAAAGCACTTTTTGGAAATAGACCACCAGCCATGCCAGTGGCTGGTCAGCCAAGCACTGCTGGCGCTCAAGTCAATGTCACCACAACACCAACAGCTACCGGAGTCGGCGGCGGCTCAACACTTGGCGCTGTCGGGCCGGATACATCAGCCGGACTGACTGCTGCGCAGCAGGCCATTCTGACCCGTGGCAAAGATATGGGATTCCGCACAACACCTGGTCAGGAAACTGGCTCTCGGTCTTTGCAACAGATGGAAGCCAGAATGGAGTCCAGCCCATTTACCTCTGGGCCATTCAACACTCTCAAGGCTGAGAATCAAAAGATCCTCAACCGATCCACGGCGCAAGCCATTGGCGTCAATGCAGATGAATTGAGCAATCCACAGTTGGCACAAGCACAGCGTCAAATCAGCAGGGTATATAACGATGTGGCAAGTCCTGAAGTCAAGAGGATAGATGGCAACACTATCCAAACCGGAATTGAGATTGTTGATAGGGCTTTTGAAGGTCTGACTACTCAGCCACTCAAAACAAATATTTTGGTAAAGCAGTTTCAAGATTTGGCGGCCAAGGGTCAGGCCAGTGGCAATGAATTGCAAAACCTATCGTCAAAGATTGGCAAGCGTGCCAAAAACGAGATGACCACAGCGATGGGTGATCGTGAGCTTGGCAGTGCTTTGTTCCAGATTAAAGAAATTATTGACGATGCACTGGCACAAGGTTTGTCGGCAGAGCAACAGGCCGCATTTCAAACAGCCCGAGCCAACTACCGCAACCTGATGACCATCCGGTCAAATCAAGGTGTGGTCAACCCATCAACCGGCAATGTGTCAGGCTTGAACTTGGCCAGTGCATTGACCCGCAAAGACCCACAAGGCTTTGTGTTTGGCTCCAATCAAACGCCGATGTATGAGGCTGCAAGGTTTGCTCAAGCATTCAAGCCGATTGTTGGCGACTCTGGAACTGCCACTAGATCGATGGAAGTCAGCCCGTTGAGCATGATGCTGGCCGCGCCGACAAACATTGCAGCGCGTGCTTACACATCCCAGCCGGCTGCCAACTTGGCAAGAGGATTGCAAACTGGCATTGCCCCAGGCACTGATCCAGCTACGCAAGAGTTCTTGAGGAGAATGCTGCCAATAACTGGCGCATCTGGGGTCACTGGTCTTTTAAACCAGTAACTCACCGCATCCCCCCAAAAAACGCAGCCGTCAGTGGGTCGATCTTGATCTTTCGATTCCTCTGGCGGCGGCGTGCATTCAGAAAATCCTTATCGTCTGCCGACATCTTGTGGCGCTTTTTGCGCATGCGCTCGGCGGCCGTAAACGACAGCGGCCTTGGTGCATCCGGCTCACTGCCCATAGTCAGCAGTGCTGTGGTCATGTTGCCGGACTTCTCATAGCCATGCACCCGCACCACCTTGGCCTTGCGCAGTGCGCGAACATTGTCGTATGCAGTGGCCAAGGCGCAGGGCAGGCGCACAGCGATCTCGGCCACGCTCAACGGGCCAATGCTCAGCAGCCGGATGATGCCGGCTCTATAAACCGGCTTTAGTCCGCGCATCTTGCATCCGGTTTTGCATCCGGCGGTTGTATTCGCGCTTGAGCATGATGCGCACCACCAGCGCCCGAGTGTGGGCGTCTGTCGGTATCGCATGGCCATAGCACTCTGGACTGAGCAGATCGTCCATGAACTCAATGGCAGCCTCAAGGGCCGGCTCAAGTACATCACTCATAGCTTGTCTGCATCTTTTCTGTATGTACGCAAATTGGAGATCAAGGACGGCAGCTTGAATGCATCCATTGCACCTGGTCGGCCTGTGAAGGGTTTCAGTTCAAGGGGGACATACACCCCGAGCATTTTGTTCAGGGCTGGTGGCGGTGTTGTTTTCCTCATGCTGACCACCATGCCACCAGTGCCGCAGCCAAGCCACAGCCGATCACCAAGCACAGCAGATAGTCCAGTGCCGCATCGGCACGATTACTCAATTTATTCATGTTGCTCTCCTTTGTACATAGCATGATTGCTATGTGTTACGAATTCTACGGCAAATAAAGAAACTTGCATAGTAGTCAAGAAATAAAGATGTTGCAGTTAAAATACACCTATGGAATCAGTACAAGACATTCGGGACAGGGCCAAGGCCAACGGCATCAGGATGAATGCGGTCTGCCGCGAGGCTGGCATCCAGCCACCACAGGTCAGCCGGTGGCTGGCCGGATCAGTCAGTCCTCTGTGGGTTTCAGTAAAGGCGCTGTCACAGGCGCTTGATCGTCTTGTACAAGTCGGTGAGGCCGGTCAAGGTAAGACTCCAGCGCCATCCGAATCAAGGCAGCCCGAGACAGTCTAAGCTCAACGGCCAGCTTGTCCACGGCATCAATGATGTATGTGTCTACATGGGCGGCGATGTATCTCATTTGAGTCCTTAGAAGGTGGGGGTACTCGCTGCATCGGGTCAGTCCTTGTGAGACTAAGAAACCCGCATCCGCTTTCCCCCCGAATTTTTACCAATCAGCGTTATCAGCGGCCACAGGGGCGGCTGACTTGCCGATGCCGAAGTCATCAGCAGCACTTGGCTTAGAGCCGCCCAGAGGCTGGCCCTTCTTGAGCAACAAGATGTTGTTCAGGCCAAACGAAACCCCATTGTTGCCAGCTTGGCTGTAGGCATAGGCATTCAGACTCACCCGCACATAGTCGCCACTGACAATATCGTCAGCGCCAATCAGGTCATTGCCGTGGGCGTCAATAGCACCAGGCTTGGCGGTGCTTTTGACATTGCAAAAGAAGTGGCCGGCGTACTCCTTGCCCAATGGCGACCCGTCCGTCTTAGTTTCAGTGTCGCCATCACGCAAGGGATTGCGAATGTTTTTCGGCACTTTGTCACCGAACTTGGCGACCAGCGCTTCTTTAGCTGCGGCCTTCAAAGCGGCCAGCGTTTCTTTGTCTGTCTTAGGAATAAGGATCTGAGTGCTGTATTCATCCTTGCCGTTCATTTCGTTTTTGCGGCTCTGCAAGCCTGAGAAGTAGGAGGTGCGCACCTCGCCGGTTGTGACTCGTGTTGACATTTGATCGTTTCCTTTTGGTTGATCGTTTTCAGGTTTTCAGCCTGACCAAAGCGGCCAAGCACTTGCATTGTATATCAATTATTTGTTGTTCTAAAAAGTTTTTTGTGCGAGACTCTGCACATGACTTTATTTCCACACCAAGAAGAGGCCAGAGACTTTCTACTGGACAAAAGGCGAGCCATCCTTGCCGACCAGCCCCGTGTGGGCAAGACCCTGCCGGCCGCGGCCGCGGCTCTGCAACATCTGCCGGCCATCATTGTTTGCCCAGCCATTGCCAAGACAGTCTGGGAGGCGGCATTCAACAAGCTCGACCCCTCAGTGCCAGTGCGCGTTATCACCGGCAAGAAGCAGGCGGCAGAGATTATTTGCTCTGGCGTGACCATCGTGAACTACGACATCCTGAGCAGTGTCACAGCTTTTACAGGAATTAAAACTGTGGTGTTTGACGAGTGCCACAGGCTCAAAAACAACAAGGCCATCCGCACCAAGGCGGCGATGTTGATGATGAAGAGGATTGATCGGGTCTATGCCCTGTCCGGCACACCGATACCCAATCGGCCCATCGAACTCTGGCCCATCCTCCACGGGCTAGGCATCTACCGTGGCGGCTGGTTTGACTTTGCGGCGCGGTACGCCAAGATGTGGAGCGCCCCGTGGGGCTTGGATGTCAGCGGTGCTAGCAACATACCTGAATTGAAAGCACTGATGCGGCCCTTTGTCCTGCGCAGGAAGAAGGAGGACATCTTCATGGACTACAAGCAGCCACAGGTCAGTCTGGTGACCTTTGACCTGCCCATTGACAAGCGTGAGCAATCCTTTGATGCCGATGCCTTGGTGGCCAATCCAAACGCTCTGATGGCCTTTGAGGGCTTGGCCGAGATCATGCGTGAGGCTGGCATGCGCAAGATCAAGGCGGCATCCGAATTCATCAGCGACCTGCTGCAATCCGGTGAGCCGGTTGTTGTATTTGCACACCACAAGGATGTGGTGTTTGGGCTGGTCGAGGAACTCAAAGACCACAAGCCGGTGGTGGTGGTGGGCGACACGCCGGCCACCAAGCGCACAGAGAACATTGCGGCATTCCAATCCGGCCAGACCAAGGTGATCGTGGGCAACATTGCGGCCATGTCGGAGGGGGTTGACCTGAGTGCCGCCGACACGATTGTCTTTGTCGAATGCACATGGTCAACCTCTGCGCTGGAGCAGGCATCCAGCAGGGTGGAGAACATCAACAAGTCAGGGGTCAAGCCGGTCATTTACCTGCTGACGATACGCGCCAGCCTCGACCACAATGTGCTGGCCAAGGTGCTCAAAAAGCAGAACATCGTGAATCAGATCATCTAAATCCTGTGATACAATATAAACTTACAGGAGGATGATTATGGAAACTTGGAAGGCAATTGATGATGTGCCAGGGTACGAGGTTAGCGACCTTGGTGATGTGCGCAGTGTTGATCGGGTAAGGCTTTTACGCAATCGTTACGGGTCATACAACGAAAGACGATTTAAAGGAAAGCCAATCAAGCCCCACACATTTCCCAATGGGTATGTTGCCGTGGTCTTGGGTCGCGGAAATTGCAAGCTGGTGCATCGTCTTGTTGCTGCCGCTTTCATTGATGGCGACAAATCATTGCAGGTCAACCACAAGAATGGAAAGCGCAACGACAACAGGGTTGAGAACCTTGAATGGCTTTCGTGCTCAGACAACCACCGCCACAGCTACCAATCTCTGCAAAGAAAAACCCACACATGGACAAATCAGGTCGATGTCGATGGGGTTTTGTTTCCAAGCCAGAACGCCGCTGCCCGTCACTTGGGTGTTCATGGCGCAAGTGTCGCGTCAGCAATCATCAAAGGCCACAAAGTTCGGGGTCACTCAGTCAAATTAATCAAAGGAGAAAGCAACCATGCACCAAAATCGTAAACACGCAAGACTGTCGGCCTCACGCATGGATCGGGTCATGTCCTGTCCAGGTAGTTACCGGCTGGAAAGCCTGATGCCCTACGAGCCGGCTGGGCCTGCTGCCGCTAAGGGTACGGCTATCCATGAGCTATCCGAGCGAATGCTACGGGGCGAAGAGATTGACAACCCAGACATTGACCCCGAATACATCACTATGGCGCGTGAGTATGCCGACTTTGTAAACGGCTACTTTGCCAACCCACGCAAGAAGATGATCGAGGTCAATGTGGATGAAGGACTGAAGTCTATCCACTACGCACTCGGCGGCACTGCCGATGCCATCCTTGTCGAGGGCGACACACTTGCATGTCTAGATTTAAAAACCGGCAGGGTTGCAGTCAGTGCTGAGGACAACATGCAGCTTAAAACATATGCGCTTGGCGCAATGCTCAAGCTCAACGCGCCAGAGTCAATCAATGTTGATCTGGTGATATTCCAACCTGGCACTGGCGTATCTGTACACAAGACCACGGGGGCAGAGCTAAAAAAGCACGGCCATGACCTGCTGGCCGCTGCCAACCTCGCGCTGACCGATGACGCACCGACCAACCCAAGCACCAGTGCCTGCCGCTACTGCAAGGCCAAGCCCATCTGCCCGTCCATGCGGCAGAAGGTGCAGGACAACGCACGCAAAGAGTTTGCAGACATCGTGAAGCAGGCCGACAAGGATGACACGATTGCAGTGCCA